GCCGAGGATGACGTCCTGGGTGCTGCTGACCGTGGTGGGGATGGCGCCGTCGTCGATGACGGGGATGCCGCCGAGGTTGCCCGACGGGCCGTTGCCGTACTCGGTCGTGCCGGCGCTGCCACCCGTCCACGGGGTCTGGGAGACCTGCAGGAACGGGAACGAGGTGCCGACCTGCGACACGAACCACCACCAGCGGCGGGGGTGCATGATGAAGTGGCTCACGCCCATGAACACGCCGGCCTGGATCTGCTGGACGAGGTCCCACAGCTTGGGCCACGCCTCGGCCGCCGTCGGGCTGGCGTCGGTGTAGGTCACAGCGATGATCGAGCTCGTCGAGCGGATACCGAGGTGGGTGCCTGAGGTGCCGTCGTCGTTGATGATGCTGTTGTTCAGCTTCGTGTTGTAGGACGTGACGAGGTCCTGCAGAACGATCTGATCGGCGCCGACCGCGCGGTCGAGCGCTTGGCGAGATACGTCCTGCTGGCCGGCGATCGTGCGCACGTTGACCGTGAGCAGGGTGTCGTCCATGTCGGTCTCTTGCACCGTCGCGTTTTCGCTGGCCTGTACCGCAGCGGCGGTCGAGGTCGTGACCCGCGAAATGTTGACCGTCATGCCCGAGGGCGGCAGTGGGTGCTTGTTGCAGATGTCGGCGGTGGGTCGGCCGGCCTGGCGGTACGGGGCCACCATGTCGGTGAGGTACTGCGGGACGGTGAGCCCGGCGAATGCCCCGGTGCCAATGTCGCGGAACTCCTGGCCACGGAAATCGACTCGAGCTTCCTGCTGATGGCGCAGCAACCGCTCCTGAGCCGACGGGTCGAGGGACCGGTTGGCGAGGTCGGCGAGGAACGACACGCCGCGACGCTCGGCGTCAGGGTTGTAGGTGCGGGCTTCGTTGCGGACGTGCGCCTGCTGCGGGAACGCCTGGGCGGCGGTACGCACCTCGGCGCGGGCGGCGTCGTCGGCCTGGAGCGCAGCGAGCCGCTCTTCGTTCGATGCCTGGTCGGCGCTGAGCTGGGCTGCTTCCGAGCGGAGCTCGGTGAGTCGGCCATCGATCGCCTCGTCGGAGGTGAGGCCGCGGGCTTCGGGGTCGTTGGCGATCGCTTCGAGTTCGTCGGCGATCTCGGTGCGGCGGGCCTGGATCTCGGCCAGACGCGCTTGGACGCGTTCAACAAGCGTCATGAGGGGTCTCCTTGGTCAGAGTGGTGAAGGTGGTTGGTGCGCTCTGACGTGGCGACAGGTGACGAGCAGGTGGTGGCGGTAAGGCTCCGGCGTGCTCGTCGGCGTGGCGGCCGGCGTGTCGAGAGGGGTTAGCGAGTGCGCAGCGACGCGGCGAGCGCGGCGGCGCGGTGGCGAGCGGTGATGGCGGGCGCTGCGGCGTGGCGGGCTGTGGCGACCGCGTCGCGGGCCCGGGCGGCGACACCGGCGACGGTCGCGTCGTTTGCGCCGGCCCACACGATCGACGCTTCGATCAGCTTGATTTCGGTGATGCGCCGGTCCATGTAATCGGGCGACCATTCGGCTCGTAGGACGTAGAACCCGATCGACATCTCGTCGACGACGCCGGTGTCGACCTGGCGCACGAGGTCGGCGATCCACGAAACCTTGAGGTCGAGTTCGCCGGCAACGCGCAGCCCGACCTCATCTTCGGCCAGTTGGAGGCCTGAGCGAGAGGTGAGCACGACTTGGGCGTTGTCGTGGCCGTACAGCAGAGCCCGGTTGGTGGTGTCGGTGAGCGTCTTGGTGAACGCGCCGCGGGCCACGGTCTCGGTCCAGCCGCCAAGCTCGGGCCCGCCATACACCGGGTAGGGATGCTCGAAGACGGACGCGTAGCCCTCGAATGAAGCGGTACCGGAATCGGATGCCGATCGCAGTTCGAAGCGCGCCGTGCGCACCTCCCTGCCGAGATCAAGACGGGTCATGCTGGGGCTCCTGAGGAGAGTGAACCGCCGGTGGGCGGCCAGAGGTAGTCGTCGCCACCGGGGATCGGCGGTTGGTCATCGAGAGCGCGGAGCTCGTTACGGCTGCGGAGACCGACTCGGATCAGGCGCTCGTACATTTCGACCTTGGCCTTCGGGTCGAGCTGGAGCAGGGCGTCGGTGTTGAGCTTTACGACGCGGCCGGCCGGCAGCAGACCGGACCACATCTTTTCGATCTTGCGGACCCATGGCGTGATGTTGAACACGAGGAAGTCGACGGCGCGCTCGGCTCGGTTGGCGTACGTCACCGACGAGGCGTTGTGCGGTGCAGCGCCGATCATCTCGGGCGGCACGCCGTAGATCCGAGCGATGTCGACGGCCTGAGCGTTGGTGATCTCCAACCACGCCGCTTCGGCGGGTGTGATCTGCACGGTATCGGCTTTGAGCCCGGCGCCGATGACGGCAACGTGGTCACCGGTGGTGGCCTGGATCCACCGGTCCTTGACCTTCTGGGCCGCTTCCTCGTTCGGGATCGGCTGGTCACTCGAGAGCACGATGGTCGGGTGGCCGCCTTGGGTGTACCACTCGCTCACGTAGTCCTGCGCGGCCAAGTTGGCGCCGACGGTGGAGGCGGCGAACTCGATCGGTGACAGACCGACGACCTCGCCGGGCATGACCCACCGCCGGACGTGGACGACGCTCTGGTGGTCGAGCGGCACGCCGGCGAGCCGGTACTCCGGTACGTCGAGCCAGTTGCGACGCACAACGGACACCTGTGATGGGGGCATCCATTCGACCCGGGTCGGCCAACCATCGCGGCCTACGGCGGCGATGAACCCGTAGCCGTTGCCTCGACCGAGCATCGACTGCCCGCACTGGTAGACCCAGTCTTCTTGTGACACGAGCACTGACGGCGATGTCACGATCTGGCGCGGCTCGTCGACCCGGCGGCGTTTGCCGTTCGGGAGGTACTCGATCTCGTCGACCGGCATATTGGCGACGACCTTGGCGATCAGGTCACGGCATGCCCATACCGCCGACATGCGCATCGATGACTCGGGCGACACGTACTGGCCGGCCCGCACGAACGCCGGTCGAGGCGGAATAAGTTGCTCTGCCGGTGCCGGCGTCGAGCGCTTCTCGCGACGACGAAACATCACGCTCGTGTGTCCATGTCGTCATCACCAAACCTGAGAGGCCATGTCGTAGGCAGGGGAGAGCGCCGGCATGGCAGCGGCCGCTTCGTGGGCGAGGATGTCGGCGATGCAGGCGTCGATCTTGCGGCCGTCGTCGCCTTTGACGATGACGTAGAGCGTGCGGCCGTCGGCTTCGTCGGCGGAGGCTTTGAGCTTGCGGAGGTGGGCGGCTTCCACGTGGCGGGTCAGGAGGTCGTCACCGTTGTTGGTGTGGGTGCCTTCGCGTAGCGCGGTGAGCCACCGGCGAGGGCAATGACGCGTTCGGCGTCGGCGCCGCTACGGCCGGGCAGGCGGTAGGTCTCGGCCCATTGCTCGATTTCGGTCCACCACTTCGGTGGATCGGCGAACATGAGCCCGACGTCCCAGGTGTCGAACGCGGCCGCTACGGCGTCGTGGACGGCCAGCCGAGGCACTTTCCAGTCGGTTGCCCCCGCCGGGCGCTCCCAGGCCGCCAGGAGCCAGCTGTGGCCCTCTGCGGTGCAGCCGACCAAGGCGGTGCAGTCGCCGGAGATCGACCCGTCGAAACCGAGCCCGATACGAGTGCCAGGCGGGGGCACGTGGGCCTTGGTGAGCTCAGCCCACCGCTTCGGGTCGACGGCCTTGCCGGCACCCTTGATCGACCAGTTGAAGAAGAACCGGGCGCTGTCCTCCCACGCGGTATCCGGGTCGCGAGTCTCGGCGACAAGGCGATCGATATTGACCCACCAGGCCTCGCCGTAGGCGACGCGCAACGCCCGGGCGAGAGTCTCGTCAGGGGCGGTGAGGTCGACGGTGACGCCGTCGAGGACGCGCGGGGCTTCGATGGCGTCGACGAAGATGCTGGGCGAGCGTTGGGCGGCGCGTTCGCTGGCTTCGGCGACGGATCCTTCGCCGGGGACGTAGGCGTTGGTCGTTTCGAACGACCGGCCGCCCATCTTGGCGGCGTTGCGGCGCAGGGTCGATGCGAGTTTGACGCCACCGTTGCG